CGTACCGCCAGCGGGCGCCGGCCTGATGACCGCGGAGCCCTCCTCATAGTCTGGCGGAACCAGGCTGATAAACATCCGGTCGACGAAGCGTGGATCGACCCGGTCCGCATCCGCCGGCAGTGAATAGCCACCATCCAGTGCGTCGAAATCGAGTGCTACGACCGCGTTGGTCGGCGTCCCGCTCGCATAATTCCACAGCCGCACGAGCCAGGTGCGGGGACTTCCACCGGCGCCCTTGCCTTCGATCGTCAAGGTCGGGCCATTGGGTTGGTCGAGCGCAATCAGCCCGCTCGACTGCCAGCGAAAGCTCAGCGTGCAGCCCGAATAATCGCGATTGGCTTCGCGCGCATGCGCCGGGTGCGCGGGCTTGTCCTCGCTTTCGTAGATCAGCCCGACGAGGTCGCCTTTGCGAAGGAACTCCGCCTGGACATTGAGCCCGTGACCGTCATCGGTCGTCACGACGCTCGCAATCGTTCCGCGCGGGAAGTCGACGCTCCAGTGCAGCGGATCGAACCTCTTCACGAACGTCTGGATGATCGGCGCGTCGGGCCGAGTGAACCAATGATTCATGGCCGCTCCACCAGCGCCGATCGCACCGCTCGCGCGATCTGCCGGCTGGATTGGCGAAGCACTTGCGGATCGCTCGGCGTCGGCGACTGAATTGCGATCGCGACCCGCACGTTCCGGCCCGCCGTTGCACCCACGCGCTCGATCCGCCCGGCGCTCGTGGGCACGAACAACTCGGGCCCGCGCTCGCCGACCATATAGCCGCGGCCGGGCGTGACGGGTCCGCCGGTTGCCCGCCCCGGAGCTCCGAGCAGGCCGGAGATCAGGCTCCCGAGCCCGCTCAGCAGTCCCGCTCCGAAGCCGCCGCTTCCGCCGCCGGGATTGAACAAGGCCCGGAGCGATGCCTGGGCGATGTCCGCCATCGCCGCCAGCGCGACCCGCTTCAAATCGTCGAACCCCAGCTTGCCCGTCGTGATCGCCCGAGCGAGCGCTCCGTCGATCATCCGCCCCGCGCGCCCGGCGCCCGCGACCAGCGGCCCCTCGAGTTCGCCCCGCATCGCCGCGACGTCGCGCGCGAACGCGGCCGTATCGGCCCGGACGCTGACGACCAGCCGCTCGATTTCCTCGTCCATTTTCAGGCTTTCGTCTGTTATTGCGCTCTGATGAGCGGCTATCGAGAAAAAGAACCCTTCTGGCGGCCGCCCGATGACTTGTTCACGCTGCCCTACGTTGCCGCACGTATCGGGTTTGGCTTGTTGCCGATTAGCTTCGTTTTGATCCTCAGTGGCTCGCTGATCTTCAGCGCGATCGTGGCGCTGATTGGTGCTCTTCTTCTGGCCTACGGCTTGCGCAACTACTGATCTGGAAAGCGTCGACGGAGCGTCTCGATTGTCTCGCGATCGGGTGCATCGACGTCCTCGCGCATACCGCCGAGCGCCAGCGCCAATTCGGCTGGCGTTGAATTCCAGAACTCATCCGGTCGCCAGCCCAGCAGCAGGCTTGCCGAGCCGCTGAATCGAGCTGCTGCTTCGCCGAACTTCATCGTCCCTGCAAAATCTGCGCGAGCACTGTCCTCAAAATCGGCGTGATCCTGGCGAGACCCTTCTCGATCACCGCTTCCCCGATCCGCTCGCGCGTGATCGCTTCGGGGCGGCCTTTCGAGAGGTAATCGAACAGCGCGACGATCTGGGCCAGGCGCAGCTCACCCTCGGCCGCCCGCTCGACGAGCTCGAACAGCGATCCGAGCTCTTCCTCCGCCGCGATCAGCGCACTGAAAGTCGGCCGAAGCACCAGCGCCTCGCCCGCGACTTCGAGCATCGCCTCCCCGCGATAGGGGTTGGCTTTCTTCACAGCGCGGCGACCTCGCCCGAGCTCTCGAGCGCCAGCGTGTAATTGCGCTCGCCGTTGAAATCGCCGGCATATTCCAAGCGAGTGACCAGGAACTTCCCGCGCATCCGATCGCCGCTCTCGAAGCTGAGCTCGTAGCTCTCCAGAACGCCGTTCAAAGCCAGCCCCTTCACCTGCGCCTCGGCTGCGCTGCCGGTGAAGATCCCGCTCGCGGCGACCGAAACCGATCGCACTCCGGCGCCGGACAGTAGCTCGCGCCACCCGCCGCTGCCCTTGTTGGTGATCGCGACTGCGTCGCCGTTAATCGCCAGCTGCGTAGTCTTGAGCCCCGCGATCGTCACGTAGCTCGGTGTCGGCGACCCGTCGCCGATCTTGAGCAGGAAAGCGCTGCCGCGTTCCGCCGCCATAATCTTCTCCTCCAATTTTCGTCATCCCGGACTTGATCCGGGATCCAGGAACATGATCGTTCGAGGTCTTGTGGCGACCTCAGGTCGCCAGCATTCGCGCCCGAAAATCGATCGCCGCCGCCCACGGCCCGGCTACGTCGCGAAGCACGCGCCGCCTGATCATCCGTATCGTCACCAGCTGCCAGGCCGTCAGCGACGAGAGCTCCTGCATGTTCGTCTCGATCTCGTCCGCCAGCGCATGCAGCCGCACGGGCTGGTCATCCCATAGGGTGATCGCGATCAGGACCTCGCGGCCCTCACCGTTCTTGTGACTCCAATCCGCCTCCGTCGTCGCGTCGAGCGCGACATAGGGATAGGCCGCGCGCGCCGGCGGCCCGTCATAGACGCCGGTCAGCTCCTCGATCGTCGCGAGCGCGGCCGCGATTGCCGATTGCAGCGTTCCGCCGGCACTCATTTGAAGCAGCTCGAAAGAAACCGCAGTTCGCAGTCCGCGAGCCAGTGTTCGCACAGGAGCAGGTCGCAGATGCTGAAGCCCGAGAGCAGTCTCTCGATTTCGGCATCAGGAAGGCGCTGAGCGACGTGCTTGACGAGCTCATCGGTCGCACGTTGTTGCGCCAGCTGCGCAATTTTTTCGCCACGAGCCATCAACGTTTCCATCATGCCCGAACCTCTTCGCAGCGCATCGTCAGCCGGTCCTTTTCGAGTGGGTCTTCGAGCAATTGCCTGACCCTGTACTTGCGCCCCTTCCAGCCAATCCGCTGGTCGATCGCGATCCCGTCGCGCCGGCGGATGCTCACGCGGTAACGCGGCATGGCACTTAGCGATTGCGCTTCGTTCTCCGGCCCGGCGCTCTCGAGCGCGACGCTGGCGTGGCAGCGGCACACTTGCTCCCATCCTGGTTCCTGCAATCCCATTGCATTTCGGACTGACACGGGGCGCTCGATCACCACGCGCTCGCGCAGCGTCCCTGCGAACTCGCTCATGCGATTCTCAACCGCCGATATGGCCGCCAGAGCGCAGAAACCGCGGCGGGCGGTTCGCCGCCACCGCCATCGCGAGAGCTGAAAAGATATGCGACCAGCCGCAGGATTCCCTGCCGGATCGGTTCGGGAACGTCGTTCTCGCCAGCCGCCATTCCCGCTGTTCCCAAGACTCGCAGGTGTCTGAACGCCAGCGAACCTGCAATACGCACCCAGCCGTCGCCGGATGAATCCACGTCGATCGAATAGTCGCCGGTCTGCAGCGGCGTCCCGGCGCCGGCCTCATCAATCCCTTCGATTTGCGTGATTGCGCGCACCGGGCCTGGAGTAAGTCGCTCCCATGCGCCGCTGACCGGAATAACCTCGCTGAAGGCCCTAGCGATGACTACCTGGTTGATGAAGGCTTCGCACAGCGCGCTCGCCGTTCGGATCAGTCCGGCGACGATCGCTTCCTCCTCGCCGGTCTCGATCCGGACATAGGCCTGGGCCTCGCTAAGCGTCACTGCCGGCTCTGCGATTCCGGGTACCATCAGCGTTTCTCCATGCGCAGCACGATCGACCGGCTGTCGACGCGGCCCGAAGCCGTGACGACCTCATTGATCAGGCGATAGATCCGGCCCGGAAGTCCGCCGCCGGCTTTCACCGTCGACGTGGTCGCGTCGAAGTCGCTGCCGGCGATGGTGACGCCACCCGCCTCATCGGGTGCGACCGACCAGTCGCTCTCAGCGAGCAAATCGTCGCCGAGATATTCGGCGCCCCAGTCGATCAAATAATCGAGGACCGAGTCGGGGTCCTTCAAGAGGAAAGTCATCGCATTCCTTTGATGTTGGCTGTTGCTCAGCGTGCTTCGGGTTGGGCGGCCGCGTCCGCCTTCGCCGCGACTTGGCGCCGCGGCGGAGTTTTTTTGCTGGCCGAGGGCGACTGCTGCTCAGAAAGCGCCGCCTCGCTCATCGTGAATTCGCCGATGCTCATGTTTGATGCATTCCGATTTTCGAAATTTCAGATTCCGAGTTTGAACAATGCCGTCGTTTCGGCGATTTAGGCCGCCGTGCGCTTTGTTGAGCGGGAACTATGCCCGGGTTGCGGGGCAGCCGGACCGTCGAATGCAGTCACTCTCCTGAAAACTCGCTTCTCAGACGGAGCGGTCGGTGACTTCATTCGCCGCTTCTACAATTTCGACCCCAGTGGCCTGGACGGCTTTTATCAGGCCGATTGCTGCCTCCGTTGCGGCCTCATTTTTCAGCGCCACATCGGCGACGCGGAAATGATGCGCTACATCTACAGCGACCTCGTAGCAGACGATCCACCTGACAAGATTCCCACATTCCAGGCCGACA